AGGTTCTTGTGCAAGTAAGATAGCTACAGCTAAGCGAGGAAAGGCGTTTACTGCTACAGCTAAGACTTATATGGAGAAGATTATCAGTGATTGGCTAGCACCTAGCGTTATACCTGAAGAGCTAAGGGGAAAGGCTATTGAGTGGGGTAATACTCATGAACCTACAGCTAGAATGGAATTTGCTATGACTATTGAGTGTAGAGTCGAGGAGACTGGCTTTGTTCAGCTTAATCCTTTCATGGGATGTTCTGATGATGGTTCGGGACTCGATGAAGATGGCCGTAAGTTCGTAGTGGAAATTAAATGCCCCCTCAATAATCATGTAAAGCATTTGCTCATGGCTAGAAAGAATGAAGGTTCACCCAAGAAGCAGATCCCTACTGACTATTACTGGCAGTGTGTCTATAATGCTATTGTCACACAGTCAGAGTACTTCTACTTCGTTAGCTTTGATCCACGAGTATTTACTAAGCATAGATTCTCGATTGTTAGAGTAGAGATGGAAGATATAGCCGAAGATGTGCAACAACTTAAAGAGGCCACACTGTACTTCGTTCAAGAGTTAATCAAGGAACTATCTGCACTAGAGGTGTTTACAGATGCATTCCTCGCTGAGCAGTATAGTATTATTAGTTATAAGCCAACAGTTGATGCTGAGGTGAAAACTATTGCAGCAAAGAAAGTCAAAAAGAAAAGTTAGTTTTTAGTGAAATAGCCCTTGCACTTCTTAAGTCAGGGGTTATTATAAGAACATGTCAACGATGACAGTAACAACAATAACACATAAAAGGAGAAACAACATGGACAATTCAAACGTAGAACTCAAAGCAACTGGTAAAGTAATCGTAGTCAATGAGCTACAACACATTTCAGACACTTTCCAAAAGCAGTCTTTCGTAATCGAGATTGTAGAAGAGAATCCAGAGTATAGTCAAGTAGTAATGTTCGAAGTACATAAAGAAAAAGCAGACGAGTTTTTCGCTCAGAAAGGCCTTAAGGTCGGCGATGAAATCACTGTTCACTTTAATCTTCGTGGTCGTAAATGGAATAACCCTAAGACTGGTGAGGATCGTTACTTTAACACTTTAGTAGCATGGCGCTTTGAGTTAGAGAATGCTGGACAAGCTGCTCCTGCTCCACAAGGTCAAGTTCAACAGTACAGTGCACCACTTAATCAAGCTCCACAACCAGCTCCTGTTCAATATCAGCAGCCAGTACAACCAACGTATCAGCAGCCACAAGCTCAGCCTAACGCTCAATATCAGCAGCCAGCAGCTCAGCCACAGTCATTCGGCGCTCCTACAGCTTTCTAATCACAACCGAACCCGCCGCCTCGCTAATATAGGAGGCACCGACTGAATAGGTCTCAGTCACTGTAAGACCCCTGTATCGTAAAGAAGGTATGGGATTTGCTTTAGTAGCTCAGTGGTAGAGCAGTAGTCTTGTAAACTACAGGTCAACGGTTCGAATCCGTTCTAAAGCTTTTGTCCTAGAATGACTTAAAACTTAACAGTGGAGACCACTAAACAAGCTCAGTCTGAAACGACTATAACCTAGTCTTCGGTAGACGAAAAACTCATCAGTGCTAAGCACTATAAACAGTCCAAGGATGACTTAAAACTCGACAGTGCAACAACTATAAAATAGTCACAGGAAGACTATAAACTCGACAGTCGGAAACACTATAAGACAAGTCTAGCAAGGACTATAACACCCACTTTGTAGAAGGGTTGCAAACCCAATCTATCAAAGACAGTCGTAGAAGGACTATAAGCTTAACAGTCTTGGGTAGACTATAAACACCTGTTGCGTTACCTCTGGTTGAGGCATAGATGTTTGATACGTTAGGGCTCGATTCCCTAGAATCTCTGGTGAGGCGTGGACGCTAATAGTATGCGAGGGCTCGATTCCCTCTGATGTATTTTATGGCCCTTGTGTCTTAGTAAGAGATGGAAAATGCATGTTAAGTAAGTCTCTGAACGGATATGCCACACTTTGGCAGAGCTGATCTCTCTGTGTTAACAATGATGTAGGTTCGATTCCTACATAGGGCCGCCATATTTTAACAATACCTTGCGGCCTCTCTACGATGCTCAACTGCGGGGTTACTTCCTAACTAAGTAAGCCTCGGATCTTCTTCTCCCATCCTCAGTGATGGTGTAGGAGCCAAGGTATTCTTAAACACTAACACCGACCAAGGAATTCGCTACCGAAGTCACTCGCCACATTCTTAATTGAGTGTGGTTTTTTTGTGTATGGATATAATTCAAATTTACACCTAGAACGCCTAGACAGAATGCATTGTAGGGTTATACTAAGGTCATACAAGACAATAACAACAACAGGAGATATACAATATGAGTTTTACAGTATTTAATGAGAATGAAGTCAACTACCTTGAGCAGCATATGTTTTTCGGAGAGTCAGTTAATGTAGCTCGATACGATCAGCAAACGCACCCTATCTTCGAGCAACTTACAGAGAAACAAACCAGCTTCTTCTGGGGCCCAACAGAGATTGATGTAAGTAAGGATAGAGCTGATTTTAATGCCCTTCCAGACAATGAGAAGCATATCTTCACAAGTAACCTTAAGTATCAGATCCTCCTTGATTCAGTGCAAGGGCGTGGCCCGAACTTAGCGTTACTACCGATCGTCTCTATACCAGAGCTTGAGACATTTATCGAGACTTGGAGCTTCTTTGAGACCATTCATAGTCGTAGCTACTCTCATATCATCAGAAATGTATTTGCGGATCCATCAGAGATATTCAATAACATCACCAATAACGGTGAAATCACCAAGCGAGCAGCAGATGTATCTAAGTACTATGATAACCTAATTGAGGCCATCGGATTATATCAGGCGTATGGATCAGGCGTTACTGAGGTTGATGGTAAGGAGGTTGATCATACCTTAAGAACACTTAAGAGGCTGCTTTACCTAGCATTGATATCAATTAACGCACTAGAAGGCATTAGATTCTACGCCTCGTTCGCATGTTCATTCGCCTTTGCAGAGAGAAAAAAGATGACTGGAAACGCTTCTATCATCAAATTGATTGCTAGAGATGAGAATGTCCATTTGACTGCCACTCAAGCCATCATAAACCTAATGAAAGATGGCAAAGATGACCCAGAGATGGCTGAGATTGCTAAGGAGTGTGAGTCTGAGGCATACGATATCTACTGGTCTACCGCCGAACAGGAAATGGAATGGGCTAAGTATCTGTTTAAGGATGGAAGTATGGTAGGGCTTAATGAAGAGATGTTAATTGGCTATGTTGAGTTCATTACCAATAATAGAATGAATGCCATTGGTCTTAAGCCTATTTTCAAGGGAGCAAAGAATACACTGCCTTGGATGAGTCACTGGTTAAGTAGCGACTCGATCCAAACCGCGCCTCAAGAGGAATCGCTCACGTCGTACCTCATAGGGTCGGTCGAAATGTCAATGGATGAAGATGAGTTTAGTGACTTTGAGATTTAAGTAATAAATGGCCTTGTATTTAATTATGCAGGGCCTATTGTTTAATATCTTAACGACAACAAAAGAGGAAGAATGATCAAATTATCTAAATGTAAAACATACTATTACGACGAAAATAAGAACAAGGCTACTATCAAATTTTGGGGAAGCGATAAAGGGGCTATTGGGTCATTAAAATCGCTTATCAACTGCGAGAACTGTAAGAACTGCGTGGGTTGCAAGAACTGTAAGAACTGCAAGGATTGTGGGAAGTGTTGGGGCTGTAAGAAATGTGAGAAATGCGAGAAGTGTTGGGGCTGTTGGGGCTGTTGGGGCTTAAAGAACTGGAAGAACTGTACAAATATTAAAAACCTTTCAAAATAATATAAACGGGGCCTTGCGCTATCAGGACTAGCGCCTAGCTTACCTTATCTTAAATAACAAACAAAGCGGAACACACAACATGATTAAACTATCTAAATGCGGAAGGTACTACTACGATGAAGGCAATAACAGGGCTACTATCGAATTCTGGGAAAGTGATGAAGGAGCCATTAGATCATTAGAGTCGCTTGTTGATTGCACGAACTGCACGAATAGCACGGGCTGCTGGTACTGCACTAGCTGCGAGAACTGCATTAACTGCGGGCATTGCAGAGACTGTAGATTCTGCACGGACTGC